TGAAGCGTGGGAAGCGCTGCCCTATCAGAAGGGCAATCGCACAAAGCGAGGGTGACACGGATGGCCGTCCGACCCTCGTCCTCTGGCGCGACGATCGCTCAGACTGGCGAATCGACATGGGTGCTGATACCTTCTTTGCAATACTGGCTTCTTGCGGACCCTCCGACTGGGTCTTACCCTATGAGCCGGACCCGGAGGAACGTGATGGCGAAGACGAAGACGAAGACGAAGGCTGATGTTGAGAAGGAGCTCAAGGAGGCGCTGAGTGCGCTGAAGGATCTCAAGTCGAGCGAAGGCTCTGGCTCGGTAGACCTGTCCTGGCTCCCTGAGAAGTCTCAGAAGCAGAGCGCTTACTTCATTCAGCGCGCCTGTGACAAGCACAAGTGCGAGCCAGACCGCGTCATCGCCGCCGTCATCGCTTGGGCTGCTCTCCAGTCCACCCAGCGGCACGGGATCCACAGGCTGATGCAGAGCATCGAGTTGTCTCTACGATGCAAAATCTAAAGAGCCTCCGTTACGACCAGTCTCCGTCTGGTCCGTTTGTATGGCTTATGGACTCGCTCATGGGTGCCGTCGAGGTGTGCGTAAAGGGAGACCCGTCGCTCACTGAGATCGAGCGCGCAGTTGGGCTCCAGATCACAGCCATACGGGACACGCAAGAAGCGCTCAAGATGCTCAAGCAGCGACGCCTGACCAAGCGCGAGAAGGTGGCGGTCCCGCTGCTCAAGGCGTACCTCGGTATGGTCCGGGGCAACACCCTGGCCAAGACCTGGGAGAAGGGCCTCGCCAAGAAGCACAAGGTGCAGCACAAGATGGACCGGCTCGGCAAAGACACGACCCGGTTCCTCCAGGCGCTCAACCTAGTCAGCCATCCAAAGACCCCGATGCACGCTATCGCCAGAACGGTGGGGAAGTTTAAGAACAATGTCGAAGACTTACATTGATAGATGCGTAGGCCAGGTGGCCGAGCACATGGATACCATCCGCGCGATGCTGACCATCGGTCACACGCGCACGGCAGCAGCAAAGGCCGTTGGCATGAAGCCCACCGACTTCCACAACGCCATGAGGCAGGGGAAGAAGAAGAAGGGGCGTGCGCACGACCTGCTGATTGATGTCTTGCTTGCGGAGGGCAAGGCCCAAGTCAGGCTTGAGAGCATCGTCATCCGCGATGCCGAGGTTAACGTCAAGACGGCGCAGTGGCTTCTGGCTCGGAGGTTCCGGCTCAAGGAACGACACGAGGCTGAGATCGATGTGCTCCGAAAGCTGGACTACAACAAGCTTAACCAGGAAGAGGTCAAGCTGCAGTTGCTCGAGGAGAAGCTGCGCTTGCTCCGCGAGAAGAATGGCTCGGACATGACGTCAGACGATTGGCGGGCCATCATGGCCGAGGCCAAAGAGACCAGTGAGCGCCTCAAGTCGATCCATTGAGGGCGGAGCATCTAAAAGAGATTCAGCGCTGCTCTTGGGACTTCTCCTACTTCTGCCAGAAGTATCTGAAGATATTGAACAAGAGCAAGAAGCTCGTCACGCTAAGGCCTAACCCCATCCAGGCGGACTTCGCGGATGTGATGGATAGCAACCCGTTCACCTACGTGCTCAAGAGCCGTAAGGTTGGCATCTCTACGTTTGTTGCGGCCAAGTTCTTCTGGAAGGCGCTCTTCCGGCCCGGCTTTGAGGTCGCGGTGATTGCGCACAGCGAAAAAGCCGTGCTCGAGAACATCGCGCCCATCTATCACCGGTTCTACGAGAACCTGCCCAAGTTCCTCCAGGTCCCGCTGAAGCATCAGACGGTACACAAGCTTCACTTCGCGCATGACAGCCGAATCATCATCGGCACGGCGAACAGCGAGGGCGCCCGTGGTGGCACGCCGGTAGCGCTGCACTGCTCTGAGTTCAGTCGCTACGAGAACCCCGACGACACCATGGCCGCGCTCTTTAACTCGCTTGGCAACGACCCGGAAGTGGTCCTCGAGACCACCGCGAACGGGATGAACTTTGCCTACACCATGTGGGTTGACGACGAGCTTGAATACCACCGGGTGTTCTACCCGTGGACAGAGGATCCCGACTGCGCATCCCCAAAGCACAAGTACAATACGCCCGATGAGATACAGGACCTTGTTGATGAGTTCGAGCTAACTGACGAGCAGCGCAACTGGTTCACCGAGACATACAGGCTCAAGTGCAACTCGAAGATGAGGATCCTGCAGCAGGAATACCCCATCGTTGCAGAGCATGCGTTTGTGTCTTCAGGCGGCAGGTTCTTCCACGCGTCGTACCCAGGTGTAGAGCCTGAGCGTGGCTATATCACTTACGCAGAGCCGCAGAAGTGGCACACCTATGTGATGGGAGTCGACACCGCTAGTGGAGCAGACAAAGGAGACTACTCGGCCTTTTGCGTCATCGACGTCACTGACTCAAAGAAGATGAAAACGGTGGCAACGTTCTACGAGCGCATCATGCCCCGAGCGTTTGGTAAGCGCGTCTTAGCTGAGGCTCTGAAGTGGAAGGCGCTGGTTGTGCCCGAGGCGAACAGTTACGGCCTCACCATCATCGAAGAGCTCAGGCTGAAGAACTACCCGTACATCTACCACAAGCTCGACCAGAAGGACGGCGAGAACACGTGGACCAAGAAGTACGGCTTCTGGACTGACCGCGCGTCCCGCCCTCTGATGCTGTCTAAACTGTACGAAGCGCTCTACGAAGATGTCTTTGATGGCTGCGATCGGAGGTTCCAGGGGGAGGCGAACCACTTCACCTACTCCTCGAAGGGCAAGCCCGAGGCGCAGAGTGGTCATCACGACGACATGGTTATCGCCACGGCGCTAGCGGTTTACGGGGCCCACCAAGCATCTATCGTGCGCGAAGACCGGATGAACGAGAAGCCTGAGAATATACGCGAGAGCTTGCAGTTCGAGCACAGGACAGGCAGAAACTATTCAGACGACTTCGATGACTGGTATGGTGGCGACGCCAACAAGTCGTACCCTCTGGCAGTAGAGGGGTCATCCTAGCCCGACAGGGCGTTAAACATGCGAGGTAGAGAGTGGGTATCCTGAGCGAAGAACGCTACAATGAGATGGTGAGTCGACTTGAGGGTAATGAGCCCTCGGAAGATGAGGCTGTCGAAGCTCCAGAGGTATCCGCAGATTCGTCCGAGCCCTCCGAGGACGTTAAAGAGGTGGAGAGCGATTCGTCTTCAGACACCGAGGACGTTAAAGAAGAGGTGGAGACGCAGGCGGAAAGCGAAGAGGTCGAAGCTCCAAAGACCCCTGAGCATATTCCCTACAGCCGCTTTAAAGAGGTAAACGACAAGTTCCGTGCGCGCGACAACGATCTCGAGCAGGCGATGAGCCGCATCAGAGAGCTCGAGCAGTTGACGCTGGCGCAGGCGAAGCAGCCGCAGCAGCCACAGCCCGCGAAGGTTGAGAAGACTGACGACGAGTGGCTCGCCGAGATATTCGGTGAGCAGACAGACCCGTCGTCTTCTGCAATCAAGCAAATGCATGAAGAAATGCAGGCTGTGAAGCAATGGCAGCAAGAGCGAACGGAACAACTCGTCACCAGTCAGCTTACGGCTGAGATTAACACGGCTGTGGAGAAGAACCCTGACGTCAAGGCAGCGGAGCTTTGGCAGGCTGTTGCAGCGGACGGCTCGGTGGATGTGGCTCAGGCAGCTGAGTACATCCAGACCCATCGCAAAGAGATGCGCGATCAGTACCGAGGCGAGGCAAGCAAAGAGATCGAAGAGCTCAAGGCCAAGCTGGCCCAGGCGGAGAAGACTGCTCAAGAGCAGCCTGCGTTCCGTCGGCCCAGCGCTACGGCCTCTGCGCCCCCTCCGGTCCAAGGCAAGTCTCGCAATATTGCCGACGCCACTGCAGCGTTTGCCGAAGCCCTCAAGGAGCGAGCTTCGTTCTAACCATTCTTTTCGTGAAGGAGAGGCGTCATGCCAGCAACAGTAGGTATTAACGGGGTCGGCACATTTGGGCCGATGCTCAAAGAGTTCTATCAGGGCCCTGTGGCCGAGCAGATCAACAACCGCGTCTGGATGCGCGAGTACTTCCAGAAGAAGTCGAAGGGTTGGTCCGGCAAGCAGATGGTCATCCCTGTCCACATCGGACGCAACAGCGGCGTTGGCTTCCAGGGCGAGGCACCTGGTGCGCTTCCGACCGCCGGTCAGCAGCAGTATGCGGACCTCCGCATCAACAGCCATAGTTCGTATGGTCGCTTTCAGGTCAGTGGTCTCGCGATGGACACTGCTACGACTGCGGGCGTGGGTGCCTTCGCTGGTGTGATGAGCGAGGAGATGGACCGCCTCGTGCGCGACGTCTCCAACAACGAGAACGCCATCAACATCTTCGGTGGTCCGACCAAGGGGTTCCTCAACCAGCGGATTACCGACCCCAACGTCACGGGCGCTGGTGCGCAGACCGCCGCGACCGGAAACATCTCGGTCGAGACGACGTGGCAGTACCAGGG